TACCCCTATCAGTAGCGAAGAGCACGGCAGTATCAATCTGCGTGATACTGTCTGAAGATATGCACACATCTCTTGTGATAGGTTGTTTTGCGGAATATCCTCCTGATGAGTTTACCTCCAATGCCCATACACCCTCATCTGTGAACGCATATAGTGGGAATTGTCCGAACTGACCCTGTGATAGTGCTTTTGCAGCAGTCGATATACCCAATATCTTACCTGTCCCAACAGTGTTTATGCCTGTCACAGGGAAGTAGAAAGGGTTGTTTACTTCGGAAGTGTATATCTTATTAGGAATTTCAATCGTCCGTTCTTCTTCACTGGAAATAGTTGGTGAGTTATATGTTCGCTTCTCTAAATCATTCCAACCTCCATAGTAGAAAGCCCCATTAAGAAAGGCATGCCGTTCAAGTGGTACTTCGTAGAATGTACCAAAGTAGTCCCATGCTGTTACAATTGCTTTGTACGCATTTCCATTTGGATAGTAAAGGAATAGAACTGGGTTCTCATAGCCAAATACCCCAGCCTCACCATGCACGACTATATCTCTTCCATCCTGTTTGATAAAAACATAAACAGAGATATTGATTATCTTGTCTAAAATGGTAGGAGAAGTATCAGACCAGTGTTTCACATATCCATCTGTGAAAGGCAACATTGCTCCAGCATTAAATCCCTCAAAAAGTTTCTTTCTGATATTAGCAAGATTAACTCGAGCATTATAACCAAAGGCATACTTTGGTATAATTTTGTCGTGGCTGTCATAATCATCGGTCATAACCTCTCTATTGACCAGAGATTGCAAATAGTCTTCTTCTATATTAAGAAGTGTACGTGTTGTAGTAAGCTGTTCTATCTTAATACTTTCGAGAAAGTAGAAGTTTGAACAGTTACGAATATCTTCCTTTACCGTCGAAGAGTCTTTGCGAGGAAGTCCAAGTATACCACCTGGACGTGCACCGAGATTATCTTTATCAAACGTCATCTGATATAGGTAACCCATATCTTTCTTTTGATAGCGCAAAGGATATTTAGTTTTATCTGCAGCTTGGTTAGTATGTTTACAAATACTATATCCCCACGCCTCATCACCGTACTCGTCGTAATTAAAGAATTTATCACATTCGCCATTCTGATTGTACGTATAGATTGGCTTTGAGATAAATATATCAACAGATTTAACAATATCAGTCCAGTCTTTCAGTAAGTCTATATCACTCTGTTTAATGACAGCATAGTCCAACGAGTGTAACATTCCAACAACACGAACATCAGCCCTGTTCAACCCATTCTTACCATATAGATGTCGCCACATGACAATAGGAGCGCAACTTGTAGAACATACCATGAGTATTGGTGCAGAGTGTCTGATGAGATTACCATCATAGAGGCGATAAGCATACCTTACAAGAAAAGGAAAGATGAATTTACCTTTATTAGTTGACCTGTCAGCTATGAATTTGTTTACTTTAGCCAACACTTGTGATGTTATCTTTTTCTTGTTTTCATCGGAGAACTCATTGTAGCTACTGTAACTGTACCCATTCTCCTTTGTCTTTGTTTCCCAGCTAAGGTTATCAAACTCAAGGGTAAACTCATCAGTACGCTGCATCTCACCCTGTAAGCCAAAAGAAATAGGCAATTCTGGAATATCATTTCCAAGGAATAGATAACCAGAAGTATCACCTTTCCAAAGGAAGTAGAACATACCAGCATCTGTAAGGGCTATAAGAGTGTTGCCTACTCCCACTACTTGATACAACTCTTTGTCGCCTATACTATACAAGTCAGTGAAGTTGCTACCGTCTATAGTCCACTGCAGTTTCTTGTTAGTAGTATCAATCATGATATAATGTGTATAGGTTGTAGCCTTATGCACATATATCACACTGTGGTTTTCTCCAAGATTGAATACCACCTTAGGCGCAAGCAGTGATTTGTATGCACCATCCTCATTGATGAGGTTGTATGCCTGTGTGAGTTCTCCGTCTGAACATTCATAATCAGACGGGACAGCAGTATAACCTGTAAAGCGTATGTCCTTTTCCATTTCTTTCCAATTCTTGCAAGATTTTAAAGTATTTGCAAATATAGTTATCGTATAAGATTATTCGATTTTATCTTTTGGTGGTTGAGGCTACCAATCAAACTTGCTCCATGCAAACCTTTTACGGTGTTGCAAGTAATTCAAATCATCTTGGTATGTATAAGCCTCAACTTCAAATGAGATATTACGATAAGCCTTATGCCAGTTGCAGAAATAGAGCAACGCAAATAGGAACTCAAGTATATATAACAGATAGAAGCCGACAAACCACAGTTCCTTTTCTTGTGCATAATGTATGCACTCGTGATTGTAATCTTCTACTGTGAAGTATTCTTTAGCATCCTCCCTTACGATTATCCACTTCAACAAGGTAATTGCTTTGTAGCCCTTAAAGGGAAAGTGTTTACAGTATATTATCTTCATATTACTCTCCTATTTCATCGTGGTATTGTCGTAGGACTTCTCGCACACGCTTTGCAGCTTCTGCTTCTTGCTCTTGAGTACGAAAATAGTTGCCACAATTATAAAGTTTTGCATCAATTTCGTCGAAACTCTCTGTATAACAATACACTTCAAAGGTTGTTCCACCTAATGCGAAATAGTATTCCCCCTTTTTCGCTCGCCACCTAATCTTCTCCACTCGCTTTTCCTCAGCATTCCAGAGCAGTCTTTGCTCTTTCATCTTATCGAACAAGATTTCTTTCTCCTCGTCAGTAGCAAGACGTATCTTAGACTGGTACTCATCGTGTCTTCTTACAACAGGTATGCCTTTATTTCTTTTTATAATACCACCATGTTCGTATATGACAAAGCAATCATACCTACCATATTCGTCTCTGCGTCCTGTACAGATTGCTGTTACAGTTTCGTTATAAGTGGAATAAGGTACATGATATGTGCAAACAACAACATCTCCTCTTTGGGGGACATAGTCTGCATCTTTAAATTCCGTCTGAAAAATGACCTTACCATCTTCAATGACCGCTTTGCAGCCCTCTGGAATGGTGATTGAATCACCGCATTCTAATTTCACTTTCATGTTTATTTTGTTTTATATATTTTCTCTATAGCTTTAAATATCTCGAATGCCACTTGAGGAACCCATGTGTTTCCTAACGATTCGATGCTTTTACTTCGCCATTTTGCGAAAGAAAGGGTAAGGTCAGCCACTCTAAAGGGTAGCCCATCATTTCCGTTACATACAGGGGATTGAGTTGGGAAGTTCCACCACCAACTTTGTGAGTAATCTGCTCTGTTAAATTGGTTTTTGTTATTGGTGTTAAAAGTCCTGAGCATGCCATTGCCGTCAGTCCTTTCCCCATTTGACTGTTTGCATTGTACTTTGTTGTCCACTTTGTTCCCTCCGACGCATTGGGTGTCGGGAGAAGCTGCATCTTTGCACATTTTGCCAATGTTGGTCGCTCTGTTGCATTTTTGCTCAATGATTTGTTTATGCGTCCTGACCCTTTGTCTATTGCTGTCGGTGTTGGCAGCAATAGAGGACTTAGAAACTCCGTTTTGCCCTCCTTGTTGCAAACTTTCAGCCCTTGCGTCTGTACGGTGGGCAACAATCCACACCCTATCTCGTCTGTGTGGAGCTCCGATGGCACAAGCCGGAATAACAATCGGCTGGACTGAATATCCTGCATGCTCAAGGTCTTCACAGATGCTATCAATAGTGAATTGTTGCTCTGTTCTATATATGTAATTCTCTTCGAACAAATCATCCGTGCGTCCCACTTTAACCGCATTACAGGGCTGTACCATTGAGAGGATTCCATTAACGTTTTCACCAACAACCCAAGTGGGCTGAATTTGCCGTATCGCTCGTAACATCTCGCCCCAGAGATAGCGGTTATCTTCCGCTCCTTTTCGCTTTCCTGCAACACTGAATGGCTGGCATGGAAATCCTCCTGTGAGAACATCGATTTGACCTCGCCATTCTTTGAAATCTGTTTTCGTAATGTCTTCATAACTAATTGAATTTGGAAACCAATACTCTAAAACCTTCCGTTGGAACTCTTGTATTTCGCAATGAAATACATTAGTCCATCCAAGCCATGAAGCTGCGAGTTCTGCTCCACCTATGCCTGAAAATAAAGATGCGTGGTAAAGTTTCATGCGTTTACTTGATTAGTTCTGGGTCATCATGGACATTTCCGATAACGCGAACACTGAACTCGCGCATCATATAGCCCATATCGGTTGTATCTATTGGTGTAGGGCTAAATTCGGACTGCATCCTAAAAGCACCATCATAGTATATTGCCTTTGCTTTTAGTTTCTCTCCAATGATGACTACATCCCCCTCAAAGATTTTGTTCCCGTTCTTGTCTTTCAGTCCTGTGTACTGACCGATGGTGTCGGGTTTTACATAGCACCAGTCTAACACATCTGCAACACCTTTACTAACATTATAGTAAATGGCAGGGGCGATGTTTTCTGATACAACAAGTGAACCATATACCCACCTGCCATTTGATTTCTTACCTCTGAACAATATTTCTCTGTTCATATTACTTTTCTTCTTTTAGTTCCTTAATCACTACGTACCTGCGTTCTTTGTCAACGAGTGGGGCTGCGTACATTTCCTCAACGTGTACGTGTCCGAATAGTCTGCAAATTAGTTTCTTAATCATAATTGTTCCTTTTACTCTGTTGGTAACTCTGGTATTTCCATCCAATAGTCGACTTCGTTAATGTCGAGCATTGGAGAAAACTCATCTTCAAAGTGCAACGCTCCGTCCTCGTACATAAACCCTTTGTATATCTTCCCTTGATAGCTAAAAATACAGTTCTTTCCTGCTTGTGGCAATTCCCCATCTTTCACAGAGTGCCAAAGAGTTGCAGTGTGTTCGTCTGCCCACTTTGCGCCATCAACAAATCCTTCCCAAACATCATCATAACTGCTACCCCAAACTTCGTATTGAGCATATTCAGAAGCAGCTTTTTCAAATTCTTCTTCTCTATTCATAACTTATCTTTTTACGATAATATAAAATCATTTTTAGTAATATTTCACTTCCACGATATACAAGAATTATCTCACATCCAGCACATAATGTTACATCTGGTGTTTCATCTTGAAAATCTCTAAACACTAACTCTTTTTCTATATTTTGTAAAGCGATAGAAAGTTCACTTTCTTTTTGTTCCGCTATTTGTACAAGTTTTCTTATATTCATAGTCCTAATGCTTGTTTAATTTGCAATTTATAATGTTCTTTGGCTGCCTGCTTGGCAGAAGAAAGTGAAATATAACAACTGATAAAATAACCATTACAGAATAAATAAAATTCGTTATAAACAAATTCTATCCTGTAGAACCAGTTAAAAACTGTTACGGCAAGGTATGGTTCATATTCGTAAACTCTTTGCCACTTCAACTCTGGCATATTCTCCACCACGCTCTCACGCCCTGCTTTGAAAGCCGCTTTGATGTCGTTTTCTTGAAACAAAGGCATATTAGGAAAGTTGCCATCTTTGAAGTATATGGCATTTTCTTTTGCCTTTGTAAGATACTCTTCTGCTAAATCTTTCTTTTCTTTCATAACCCTAATGTTTTTTTAATTCGTTCCCGATAATCATCATTAGCAGCGTCCATAGCTTCCTCCAATGTATCGTACCATTGAGTTGGCTTTTCATATTCAAACGCAAATGTATATCGTGGTTCCTCTACTGAGGCTGACTTAAATACATGGTAAGTTTCTCCCTCTCCCAAAAAATCAGCAGGTGCCACTAACCCTTCTTGTGACTCCCTAAATAAAAGGTGGAGTCCCTCAAATACACTATCATATCCTGCCTCGAAAGCGTATCTAATATCCTCAAAATTAAAACAGGCTTCATCCGTAAAGCATGGAGCATCGTCTCCATTAACACGGTGATACTCTTTCTCTGCATATTCCTCGGCTAAACCTTTCTGTTTCATCCTATTCCTCAACTTCCTTAAATTCACCATTAACCAGTTTGTAGAAGGTATCAGCCTTGATACGTTCGCCATCTACCTTCTCTGTTTTTACACAGATAGGAATCCAAACACCATCAATACAATCCCATTTTGAAAGTGTTATCCAACTTCCTATCTTAGCTTTGGCAATAGAATTGTTACCAGCTGCCATAACGACAGAGTGATTACCTGTACTCTCAATCTTAGCAGAGTCACCGCTTGAACCAATCTTAGCAGAGTCACCGCTTGAACCAATCTTAGCATAGTAACCGCTTGAACCAATCTTAGCATAGTCACCGCCATTGTCATTTAACTTGTCATCTTTTTTCACTTTAGTAGGAGAAGTAACTTCTTTTATCCACTCAACTCCAAGGTTAATCATATCAGCTAATTTCAGCTCAGCCTTTACCTTAATCTTCGAGGAGCAAATTTTTGTAGAACTTTCTTCTTTATCAATCTCGCCAGACTGCTCTACCTTTGCAAAGCGAGAGTTAAGCATATCGTAGTGATCAAACACCTCTAACGGAGATTCGCAAGCGTGAAATCCTCTCTCACAGCACTTAATATCTCCGTCCATTTCGTACTCTTTACCGACTTCATACTGAAATTCACGACACTTTAAATTCTCGTCAAAGCCTTTGTAGGCGATAATTTTCTTTTCTTCCATATTGATTTTTTTTGGTTTAGTTATCTTTATAATTCTCCTCGAAATGAGGACACCTCCCAGTATCTTCTTGGTATTTCTCTTGCACCCACCACATATAAGCATCTGGAGGGTCTGGAAGATACCGCTTGCAGTAGTTGCTTAATTCACATCCCACGCCCCTGCAATAGGCATAATCTGCGTTGATGTTATTTGACATAGCTATCTTCTATTTGAATCACCCGTTATCGTTACTCTTCTTGTGATAGCGTGAAGTCTGTCAATCACCCTATCGCCATATTTAGCTTTCAAATGGTCTTCGTCTAAGTTGGTAGAGAACATCAATAGTTTGCCGTCACGTTCAGCTGCATCAACGAGTTCTGCAAATGGCACTCGCTTGTTGCCGTAGATGTTAGATATATCCTCTGTGCCTACATCATCAATGTAGATAATGTGATTTCGGATAATCTCATCGGGTGACTTGTTGAGTTCATTTGCCGTGCAGATTGTTACCACCTTACGGCAATAGTGGTTAAGAAATAAGGGAATAATCCTCATACCGATTAACGTCTTACCCACGCCACAGCCACCAACGAGCATTAAGCCTTTGCCTTTGTTATCAGTTAGCCACTGAACAATCTTCTCATAGTCAGCGTTCCACTTTGCACCATCACCACAAAAGTACTTTAATCCTCCTTTAAGGTGTGTTCCTGCATTTGGTACGCTGATTTGCACCTTATCAGGAAGTGGCTTATACGTTGTATCTCTTAACCGCTCAATGGCGGATTTGAAGTCTATTTGTTCCATTTACCAGTCGCTATCTTTATCGTAATTCATTTCAGATGATTTGAGGGCGGTAGTACTCTTTGGCACTTTCTCCCTGCTTGCCCACGTTTGCAATCGCTTTGATGTCTCCCACGTCTTTTCAAGCTCAAATCGCATCTTGGTTCCCGATTTGTTCTTTTCAGTCCAATAGTTAAAGAAGGCACGTATCATCGTAGGCTCGTAAGTGCCACCTCGTGAAGAAACAAAAGGAATAAGGCTCTTTTCAAACGCTTTCTCTCGGTCATTACATTTAGATTGTAAAGACGTTAAAACCTGTTTTGATTGCTCGTTAGATTTCTTCTTGCCAAAGCGATAATCATCACACTTGTTCACGACAAAGAATGTCCCTTTCGGGTTGGCTATCGTGTCTATATCTCCTTTGTTAGCAAGTGAGGATAAAACGTTCCTGCACGTCTGTAGGGACAATCCGCAATCATTTGCAAGGCTTCGATAACTTGTGCGTGAAATGCCATCATCGTCAGCCCCCACAATTAGCCGTAACATTACAAGCTGCTCGTGGGGGGAGTATCGAATGGTAAACTTATCATCAAGTTTTATCATACTGCGTCAAACAACGACTTTTGAGATACATCACACTCTGCCTTTTTGCAATTCTTCACCGCCTCCGCAAAGTAGCTATCTTTCAACTCAAAGCCTATACCCTTTCTATTCAATAAAATAGATTGATATACTTCTGACCCAATGCCTAAGAAAGGAGTTAACACAGTATCTCCTTCATTGCTCCAAAGGGTAACTGCTCGCTTAATAGTGTCAAGTTGCAAAGGGCATACATGCTTTTCATCGTTACTTTCACGTCCCGACGCTGCATTAAGCGTGTTTGAGTAGTCGATGTCCATCCATACTGGTGATGCGTATTTCTGCCATGTGTCGACATCAATACCACAATGTATAGGATGGTCATGCTCACCTTCTTTTCTGAAAACAAGGAGATAATCGGGAATACCTACACGGCTCATTGCACTATCTTTCTTCACTTGCTTGTGAAGCAATCCAAGAGCCTTTGTACGTTGCATCTCAGTTACAGGGTTTTTCCAAATCGTAACACGTGAATGGTAGATAAACCCTGCCTCTTGAAATGCTTTGAGTATCATTCCCGAGAAGTCACGAAGCCCGATATAACCCTCTTTGCCTTTCTGAATAGGCAAGTCCATACAATGAACTGCAATGTTACGACCACTCCAAAGAACACGATACAACTCCTTTACAAGGAAATTGAAAGCGATAAAGAACTCCTTGTAATCCTTTGAATTGCCCATATCCTCCAATTTGTCAGAATATGTATAGAGTTCTGCAAATGGTGGTGAGAAGATAGAAAAACCAACACTCTCATCTGGAATATCCTTAATGAGTTGCACGCAATCGCCAAGACGAATATCACACTTATCTGATTTGTAATTCTTATCTGTTTCCATTTTGGTCAGCTTAATTAAATTCTTAACATTTCGGTTTGTTGCTTCACTCATCTTCTTTTGCATATTGAGGAAAGCGTTTTGTTTCTCTATGATTGATTTTCTGACGTTCTGCATGGTATCGGTGACTATGAGGAAGATATTAACTTCATGGTTCTGTCCGAATCGATACGAACGTCTGATGCCTTGATAGGTGGCTTCAAAGGAGAAATCAAGCGATGCGAATACCTGATTGTGGCAATTTTGATAGTTAAGTCCATATTGCGCAATCTTTAGCTTAGTAATAAGAACTCTAAACTTATTATCAGCAAAGCCGAGCAAATTCTCCTTCTTGTATTGCTTTGTGTCGCTACCTTTTACCTCGACTGCATCGGGGATGAGTGAACGTAGTATCTTGCCCTCGTCATCATGACCAATCCAAACAATAAACTGTTCATTTGAGTTGTTAACCAATTCAGCAACTTTCTCCATACGTTCCTTTTGCGTGGCTTTTAACTCCTTATGGAACGTGGTAGCAGATACTGCAATATCATTGAAAAGCATTCCGTTATCTCGCTTTTCTGTTTCGATAAACACTTCTTCAATGTTGAGATTAGGAAGAATGTATTTAGAGCCGTCAAAACCAATATCAGAAGGAGAAGTTAACATCACCGCCCATGTTGATACAAAGTCCCAAAAAGAACGCTCAGCGTGACCTTTTAATCGCCAAGAGGATGTATTGCCACCGTCATGAACAAAGTACATTGCAAGCATTTCATTACGTGTCATCACATTAAGAAACTCAGCATGGTTGCATAACTCCATAGTGTCATTTGGTGACGGTGTAGCCGTACAACATAACTTATAGGGTGTTTCGTTGAAATCATCTACAAGCTGCTGCTTTGTCTTGCCATTGAAGTTCTTTAAGATAGAACTTTCATCAAGCACCACGCCACCGAACATATACGCATCAATGTTTTCTAAGTTATCGTAATTTGTGATATATATGCCTGCTTTTAAGTCTTGGTCAAACACCGTTAGACTAATTTCAGAAACGTTATATCCAAACTTTGCACCCTCTTTAATTGTCTGGTGAATGACACCCAAAGGAGTAAGAATAATTACAGGCTTATTCGTGTGTTCTGAAACGTGCTTTGCCCATTCTAACTGTTGAAGTGTCTTACCAAGTCCGCAGTCCTCGAATAATGCGTATCTGCCAGCCGATAGGGCTTTCTTTACACAGTACTTTTGAAAGTCAAACAAAATGGGGTTTAAGTCTTTATCATCGACATTAAACCCCGATTTCTGTATCTTTACTTGTTTTGTTTTAAGAAAATCTAAGTATTCCATTATCAATTAAATATCACATTTGTTAACTGCTTTCCATTACTGAATACCGCCCATTTACCTTTGCCGTTGGTGTCGATGAGTTTCAAGTTCTCAACCTTGCCAAAGCGATTGATGTTGCCACAAAGGTCTACAAACCACGCTTGCTTGTCTTTGTAAGGTCGTATCTCTCTACCTACTATCTGATAATACATAGCAAGCGACATTGTAGGGCGTGCCATAACAACGGTGTCAAGCTCTGGATAATCAAAGCCAGTTGTCAATACTCCTACATTCACAACAACCTTTATCTTACCGCTCTTAAAGTCGTTCAATATGCGTTCACGTTCTGCTTTTGGTGTCGTTCCCGATACCATTTCGCAGCATTCAATGCTTTGTGTCAGCCGTTCAGCCTCTTTCAGAAAGCGAGTGAAGACTAATATGCCTTTCCTTGCTCCGCCACGCTTTGGACAAAGCAAGCGTTTCACGATACTGACTAAATAGCCGTAGAAGTCAATTCTGTTGTATTCTGCTTCTACTGATTTATCCGTATAGTCAGCACCCGTTGAGTTTGCTTGCAGATTGTTCTCATCCCACCCTAATGGGTTCATTTGGAAGTAATCTATCTTTGAAAGAAAGCCCATATCGAGTAAAGTCGATATTTGTACTTGATAAATAACCTTTGAAAATATCAATGGACGGGTACGAGTAAGGAACTTTAGCATTGCACCAAAGCTGCTTGAACTTAATCTGTAAGGAGTGGCGGTAAGCCCTAACACCTTACACTCAGTAGCGTTGATAAATTCTTCATACATACCACCTTTTGCGTTGACAAAGTGGCACTCATCTATGATTACGTTATTGAAATGCTGAAAGTCATCTGTGTGTCTTATCACGCTGCCTATCGTTGCAAAGGTGATACGGCTTACATTCTTTGAATTGAATGAAGCCGAATAAACAGAGCAGTCAAGTACACCATAGGAGCATAGCTTCTTGTAGTTTTGCTCAAGTATCTCTTTTGACGGCTGAAAGACAAGCGTATGTCCTTGCAGTCTATTTGCGATGTCAGCTATCACAAGCGACTTACCGCTACCCGTAGGCAACACCATTATAGCGTTATACTTTGCTTTTTTGTCATTAAAAAAGGCTACCGCTGTATCGGAAGCCTTTTGCTGATAGTCACGAAGTTTGTACATCATATCCTTATCCCTTTCTCATCACTCAATTTCTTCACTAATACTGAATAATACTTAATCAGTTCTTCTAATTCCCAACAAGACCATTTCTTTGTCTGATGTGCTTTCGCTTCAAGTAGCTGGTATCTTTGCGTTCCTATCTTTCTGATAAGGTTAGCACGATAGCCGATGAGGTGGTCGGCTGAAAATCTATTGCAAAATCTACATTCGCTATTGCAATTCTCCTCATCGAAACGGGTTGACATGTGTCTTCTCGAATGGTAATGACCGCAGTCGGATTGGTCGAAAGGCTTTATCTTTCCGCACGATATACAACGAAATGTGCCGTTAGGAAAAGCATCTCGCAATCTGATATACTGACTAAAGACTTTATCCAGTTTCTTTACCAAAGTTGCTTGGCTTGCTTGCCGCTTCTTTGGTTTGTCTGATTTCTTTTTCTTCAAATAATACATAGTCAATGTAGGCGGATTCGAACCACCACTGACAGAACCAAAATCTGTTGTGCTACCATTACACCATACATCGTTTATCGGTCTTTCCCGATAGTCAGAACTACGAAACTTACGTGTCCAGCTCGTTCCACACGTCTGTCCTTCCGTGCGCTGGTATGAATCACTAAGATTCGTGCTTTGGGCAGGAGTCGAACCTGCACGGACTTACAAAGCGTTTAACATCATGACTCTCACGCTATATGCCTACCCATATTTTGGGCAGCGTCTACCAATTCCGCCACCAAAGCGAGTGTGGGGACGTTTCCCCACGTGAATAAACTATTAAAACTGATTAAGATGAGTTACAAAAATTCCTTACTCCTTTCTATCTCTATCTCCATTTGCTGAATAAGTATTGCTTCATCAGCGGCAGGGATATACACACCAGCTTCCTGTGCTGACCAATTTCTAAATCGGTCAATGGATAAACTCATTTCTGCCATATCAAGGTCAGCACTGCTTCTAAGCACCTTTATCCTGCCCAAATACTTATCTTCCTTTTCACGGATAAATAAGTCAGGGTTTACAAGTTTCTTGTAATACTGCTGCTTGACCCATTCAAGCGTGTTACCCGTCTGCGTTCCGAAGTAAGCGAGGATAACGTGTAGATATTTATTCTGTGGCAAACTCCGTCTTGGCTTTTTCTCGGTCAAGTCTACGATTACCCCACTCTCGGCTAACTTCTTTGCACGTAGCATGAAGTTAGCCTTATCGAGTGGATTTGATGTATCGTAAATCATTAGAATGGTGTATCATCTTCTACTTGTGGGGTTGATAGGTAGGTTGTGCGGGCTGTTGATATTGTTGCTGTGGTTGACTTGATTGTTTCAACTCAACTTTATAGCCACGAACGCTGGTAAAGAAACGTGTTTGTCCGTCTTTCTCATACTTCGTACCTTGTAGGTCAAATGATACCGTAACTATATCGCCAGGCTTGAATTGGTTTAATAGCTGACAATTGTCACCGCTGAACTCGAATGACGGGTAATTATCATACCCACGCTGTCCAGTCAACCCATCGAAAAGAGTAGCATCTAATACTAACTCTCTTCGATAATAGGTTTTACTGCCGTCTTTTGACTTTATTTCCTTAGTATCCCCTATTTGGAACACACGACCGATAATTTGATTTGCCATTATCTTATCTTATTTGTAATGATTCACTAATGTTTGTTATCTTCATGCAAGCTGCATACGCTTCGGGATATTCGTCCTTGAGTTTCTTTTTGTCTATATCCTCACGGCTGCTTGCTGCCTTGCGTGATAGCGTGATATATTCGCCCTTGTAGGTTTTCACATCATTCTCTTGCATGAGTTTTAGAAGGCCTTGAGAAAGAGTTTTCTTCTGTGCCTCAAGCTCTTTTATCTGCTGTACGAGCGTATAAATTACCTTTTCTGCCTGCTTGATTTCAGACGGCATACTGTCCGCCTTGCCTGCTGGGGTGTTGAATTTGCGCCCCTCAACCTCGCATTGCAGTAAGTCCTTAATGGTGTCGGATTCGACACGTTTTACTTCTGAGAACTCCGACTTGTCATCACGTAGCCAAAGCGCATAGAGCTTGCTTACCTTTAACTCGGGGTTTTGCAGCTCAAAGAGATAGGCGTATATGCTTAACTGCCATCGCACGTACTCTTTGTCCAGCGTATAAGTCGTCTTAAGGTCAGCAAGGATAACATCTTCGCCCTTGCATAACACGAGGTCTATTGCGCTTGCAAAATGCTCTCTGTCCGTTACGATATACTCATTTGCAATCGTTGTGAGTTCATTCTCTCGCTTGATACGCTTGTAGTTCTCAAGCTCGGGAGTGGTGTCCTTTGGTTCAAAACCTGCATCGAACAACTCGATGCTCTCATGCACCATCGTACCACGTTCGGCAGCTTTATCAAGAATATATTGCGGAATATCCTTGTACATGTCGGGGAATAGCTGAGACTTAATCATCCCAGTTATCCCCTTTAATGCTATCCCATTTATTAAATACGTGTGCTCTTCTTGATTGAATGCCACTTGGCTATCTATTAACTTTATCATTTCAGTTCTTTTTTGCGTGCGCTCATTGCGCCTTTGAATATTGCGTTAGACTGATACGCATAGCAATCGTCCCATATATGTTTTAACTCATCAGCACTTCTTGCTGCCTTGATATTTGCAAGTATTGCTTCGAGGTTAGGGTCGGTAGGTGCTTGCGTGTACTCTTTATTTGTATTCAGTGCGTCAGCGTCTTTTGTATCATCAATACAAAATAAACCATTCAGCGCATATTTACGAGCGTACGAGCTTGCTGCGCCTGTAATCTGCGAGGCGTCCATACCCGATTTGCTCTCGCTTTCACGAGCAAAGGCGGTCGTTTGAATCGTGTCCTTCCCAAAAGATAACACAACCGTCGCCTTGACGTATATCCGATTGCCTACCATCACAATATCGTCTGATATGGTAAGGTAACAGTTATTTTCTTTCAGCAGTGGCTTGACTGCCTCAAGAATGTCCTCTGCGCTTCTATACTTGTAATGCCCAAAGTTATTCGTCTGTCCCTTTGGAGCTTTCAGCCTTGATTGAATATCAAGCAAAGCATCATTTATCGTCTTTTCTTCTTTCATAATCATTTAGTTCATTAGTTGTCATTAGTCTATTTAACCGCATGGTAGCAAAGGCTTTCTGTATTTCTGCTTTTGAGTAGAACAAAGGAGAGTTTGCAGCAGCACCCTTGCGAGCATGGATTAAACCTTGTTTCTCTAATTCTTGAAATGTCTTAAATTCTATCTTTCTGAATTTAAGCCATTTCTTAACCTCTGACTGTCTTAACTTGTCCTGCGGTGGGTCATAATCTTTAACGGCTGCGTTATAACCCACACGGACAAAATCAGATATGATACTGCCAATCTCTACTATGTCAAGCATTGAATAACATCTTGATTAGACCGTTCTTTGTTCGGGACAAAAAATTCAATCTATATTTAACCCCTATACTGTCAATGGCAAAACCATCTTTTATTTCAGCAATAGTAAATCTGCGGCAACTCTCTCCCATAAAAGAGCAACCCCAAACAACATCGCCTACCTTGTAGGTCGGTGTTGCAAACTCATCTATTAAATCCATATCAGTCATAATTAATATCTTTGAATAATCGTTATATATCCTTTTTTTTCTTTCTTAGTGGTTGCAAACTTGTTGTTCATAGGGTCGCATCCCTCATATCGGTTTTGCCTTGTGCATTCTGTAGTCACCGAATTAGCAGTATAGCAATCTAATGATACGTGTAGCTTATTGCCAGCCCCGATATGCTTGAATAACCCTGTGATAGAGTATTTTCTTTCTTTTAATGTTCTTTCCATATTCTTCTTTTTTTGTTAGTGGGCATTGAGGACTCGAACCTCGATTACTGCCATAGATGCCCTTAAAATCCTCACTATTCTCACGAACCATGAGGGGGTGACTAAAAACATAAATTATAACTATTAACTTGATTACTCGTTAAGCCACTTGCGCCAAGTGGCTTCGTTTATTTCTTTACCCTCTTGTAAGAGGGCCTCAAACCGCCACGACTTGAATGGGAGATATCCGTACTTGCATTTTACGGCCCCATCTACTATCTTGCCATCTTCTACCACAAAGAATGTATCGCAAGTATGGCGATTTAGATTAATTTGCGGGTCATACCCACCCATAGAGTTGTAACAGATAAAATATTTACGCTCTTTCTTTATTTCTTTTGTGTCATCTTTTTGAATGCTCTCAAAAAAATGATTTATAGCCGCCAACCGTCTACGATTAGCCAGCTCTCTTAATATCCTTTTTGTCATACTTTTATTTATTTGGCCAGTTGAATAGATTTGCAAACACATTTTCTATGCGACATTCTTGATTAATCTTTCTAACTTCTGCAAGAATATTCTCATCAGCCCTTCTCATGTCGCATATATTATCTATTATACTTTTTGCCATTCTTCTTTTAGTTGGTTATACACTTCTCTAAAACTATATCTCGCCTGCCAAATATAATTGGCAACAGCAGCGGTGCAAAATATTGCACCAACTGCAAAAAATATTAATACAAGCATGACTCTATCGCACTTTCTATCTCGTACTCATCTACATCTACTTCTTCATCATTTTCGTCGATGACGCTAATACTTAATGATACTGATACAGACGTTACCACGAATGCGCCTGTGCCGTTCATGTATCCACACGTGTAATCATCTTCTACGTATCCATCTACGTAGATATGCCCTTCTACGCTTGCAGAAGGACTATTATCTTGTGTTTCGTCCAAAACAATACATGTGTCGATATTATCTTGCCCATCGTGAGCAGCATCAACACAATAATCTATTATTCTCTCTCTTAAGATTTCTAATTCTTCTCTTTTCATAATTGTAAGTTTTTAGTTCAACATAATCTTTAGTAGTTTTTCGTTTCAGTATCTAAACCTTGTACGCACGCCCTAATCGAATAGTAGCAACATATCTCATTGCAGCGTGCGTTATATCTTCATTTGGCGAGACAGACCCCTAACCTGTCTACTCTCTTACGTATAGAGGTATTTCGTAGCGTTATTTAAGTTCTATATTTACTTCTGCCATCTGCAAGGTCACGGATTGTTAGTCTATCTTGCAGCCTTTCATTTTCAATATTCGATGTGTCAAAAAATCAAA